TCTGTATATTAATGGTGTGAGCCTCTACGTAATCGTTTGGGACTTCAATGTTGCGGGCTAAATGATTTATTTTTTTGCGGAGATTCTGGGGTAGACTACTAGTGGTAAACCAAAGTCTATGCCCGTCACGGTAAAGTTGATTGACCACTTCCGCCGCTCCGTCGTAGAATTGAACCTTCTTCCACATTTCGGGGGACTTAAAGGCTGTATTAACAATCCATTTATACTGCTCTGGAAGAGCATCTTCTATGCAATACGATGTTATATCATCTATCGTAAGATTGACAGGTAGTCTTTCGTTGATAAATTCTAAGACCATTTCAGGAGAATTTACCAACGTCCCATCTAAATCAATGCCAATGTCCATTATCATGTCAAATTCACCTTCCTTAAATACCTACAGAGTTCCTTGTATTCAAGAGGTCTAAGTAGCCTGATATTGTTCTCAATTTGCCTAAGCTCCGCAAAGGAAAGTTCGCCACGAGCGAAATCCTCAGCCAGTAACCAGAATCTAAGCTGACCATCTTTGTTGTAGTATTTGAGAGGAGCAAGATATATCATTCTATCTTCTCCTTATTTTCTTCTCTATTTTCTTCTCTATGCTTTGCGAGTTGTCTTTCCCATTCTTCGGAATGAGCATCTCTCCACTCTTCAAACGTCATATCCTCGTCGGGGAAATATTCTGGATAAGGGACAAACCCGAATCTATTGTCTACATAATCCTCAACGCAATCTGCGCAGATATATTCGTTGCCGAAGTCGTAAGCACTTTCTCCGATTTGAAAGCTGTGTCCACATCGCTCACAGTATATTCCTTCAGCTTCTTCCTCTTCGTACTCATCTTCTTGATACGTAATAGACATAATCTCACTCCTTGATATATTTATAAAGGTCGCAAGGATTAATTGCCTTGCGTGCGGTTTTCTTCTTCTCTTTGTAGAGGTAGTATTCTGTGCGCATCTTATCTGAGGTAATATACCATTTCTTGCCATCACTTGCGGTATATGTCAACCACAAATACTCAGATGGATTGTATGGGAATACCGTTAATAACTCCTTCTCAAGCATCGACTTCCACCTTTACGAATCGACCACAAGTACATTCTCCTGCCGTTGTTTGCTCACGGAAAGCTTTGCAGGGGCAAAGTGTATCTTCATTTCTTTTGGAGGGGAGTACGCAGGGGCATTGACGGTTGTTAACTTCAACTGCCACGCTGACCATCTCATACATCGCCTCGTCGGGGTTTTTAATTATTTTCAGCATATCCGTACTCCTTTTTGATTGTCGCTTGCGAGTTTGACTCCAAGCACTTCGTCGTAATGAGGTTGCTGATTTGGAATATACCGCCCAAACTTGATGACTATATTTTTAAAGTCCGCCTTTAGTTTGTCGATATATGATTGTATCTCGTTCTCGTAGTACCCTGTGTAGATAACAATGTCATCAAGTGTTTTCTTCCTCAAAAGAGATATTAATTCTAAAAGATCGCTCCATGAATCGAAAGGTTCTAATCCCTGACAGCAAATAGCCTGCGTAATAGGGTTATTCGTATATAGCTCAATAACACGTTCTGTATCAACCTCTAAGTTGGGTGCTTTTATCAGTGCGTTGTTTTGGCAACATTTGATACCACATTCTTTTTCACACTTAAAACTGCAATTTGGAAATCCAATAGTCATACAGGGCTTTTTGTAATTAACAAAATCCTCAATTATAATATCCTTAACTATCATAAAACACTTCCCTTAATCGTTGTTCTAAGTTGTCAAAGCAAGTTATCTCTACGAGATTTAGCCCCTTCTTTTTGCAATATTCTCTTTTAAGTTCATCATATTCTTTGCGACGTTCATAGCCCTCTATGCCGCCCCAATAAGGAGTAGCTTCATAATGCTGTTGTCCTTGATATTCGACAAGCATTTTTAAACTATCGTCGTCGTTCATAATGGCAAAATCAAACCTTAAAGGATATCCCTTTGTTGATTTTAAATCGTCAAACTGATACTGTTTACGGAAATTAATATTGTTTTCTGTTAAAAATTGAGTTATCGCAATTTCTGATTTAGATTTAATACAACCGCAAGACATTTGACCGTGGGCGAGACAATGCTGAGAAATAACAATCTCTGCTCCACAGTTTTTACATACACACAACCAATTTGTGCCGTTGTTCTTGCTATTGTACTCCATCTGCCTTATTACTTTTAAAAACCCAAATTGTTCACCTGTTAAATCTCTTTTAGGACTGAGCAAATTTTCTCGATTAAGACAACCACAAGATCTTGTGCCTCCCGTCATTAAACAGTTCTTCTTGACATCGACTTCGTTACCACAATCACATTTGCATCTCCAAATAGCTCCTTGCCCTTTGTTGCTGTCAACATATTTTAAAGCCGTTAATCTGCCAAAACGTTGACCTGTTATATCCGTAGCGGCATTTTTGCCTCTACAGTTTTTGCAAGCTTTAACTCTGTGCGAGTTTAAATTATAATACGTTTGAACCACAATTTCGCCGCAAGATGGGCATATGCAATCCCAAAGTACTTCGCCGTGACTATTAACTCTGGGATTGTGTACACCTAAAACTTGCCAGCCGTTTATAACTTGTCCTGTTATATCAGCCTTCATAGAATTACCTCAAAGATATGTGTCGTCACCTATTGTGTACCAACGTCTATTTTCATATTCTTCCTTTCTTCCTTCCGAATATGATGAAGTAGGCACGAGGTAGCCCACGATTCGAGATACTTCATCGTGCTTTGGTCTACCACATACAGGACAAACGTCGCCAAAGAATGTATGCGACTTTTCACATATTGAAAGTTTGGGATTATAAGCAAAGTAGATTACTCCACTATTTGCAATATAGTTAAGCATCTTCCAACTTTCTTCTTCGGTTAACTGTGCTCCTTCTAATCCAATATGCAATATCTGACCGCCACCAGCTTTCTTATCAAGAATAGATGCAAGTTTAATCCTCTCGTTAATGCTACATTTCGCCATAAGTGAAGTCCACTGGTTACTGTAAATGAATTTACCTTTATCTCCATAAATGATATTATCTTTTTTACAGAGTTTGATATTTGCGGATTCAGCGGGTATTATCTCCAATGATACATTGTAGCCAAAATTTGACTCGTCTTGTAACTGATTTACGGTGTCCATTATTTTGCTTGCGAAGGCAATACCCTCATCGCTGTAAGATACATTACCTAATTCATCAGTATTTATCATTCCCATCTGTTCAATCGCTTCATACATGGCAGTCAAACCGTTTGTTGTTGTCTGCTTTTCAAGGTTAATAACACCATATTTATAGTTTGGGAGCAATCCCTTTTCTATATTTCTGTGTATTATAAATCTTATTCTGTCAAGAGCCAGCATATTTAGTTTAACTCTGTCTTTAAGTATCTTGATAAACTTCTCTTTATCACCATTGGATTCAAGAGCAATCCTCATAAGGTTGATTGTGCTTACCTTTACAGAGCCAATCTCGACAAGAGAACCACCTATGCTTGACTGAAACTGCTTTTGCTTTGAGACATCATTGAGCATACGACAGCACGACGCAAGATTTGTAACACTATCTCCTACGTAGAAATTGCTATCATACCAATTGAGATTCTGTTTGTTGCACCAACGAGCAAATTCTTCGTCTACAAACTTACCGTTTTGAAACAAGAGAGAGTAGGTATATACAGGAAAAGTATGGAACACTTCTTTTCTTATCTCTGCTTCGGTTTCCATAAATACCTTTTGATGTTCAATAATATCCTCTATGTGATCTATGACAAATGTTCCGTCTGGAAACTCTCTGTCTCCAAATATTTCTGAAATGTAGTTTCTATCCATTATAATAAGATTTGTATAGGGGCTTTGAACAATTCTGCCGTGAATTTGATTAACTTCAAAAATAAACTGCTGAAACATTTGCTTTCTGTAGTATTCGGGATCTACAAGATAGTAGCCTGATTTCACATCTTTGTTCCAAAAGTACCACGTATATATAAAGAAGCTTGGTAACGCACACGCTCCCGCTGTTCTATTTGAAACCCAAACTATAAACTCTCTTAAATGAGCTATGAATGTAGTCAGGTGCTTTGGTGGTTCTGTATTTGACTTAGGAAGAAAATATAGTCCTTTTTCTGCAAGACCTTTTAACTCATAAGCATAGCAGTACGAATAGAAAGAAGCAGAAGGAGCATCATGGGTATATATTGCACCAGACCATTCATCTTCAAGCCACTTGTTTGCAATTTTTTTGCCATATGCTTTCTTAATCTCATAGTAGATTTTGTTAAGAGATAAGAGCTTTGAATGAGGTTTACTCATTTCGTCCAAGAGATTTCTTACATCTTTAGTTCCTGTTGAGATGTTTGCACTTTCATCTATTGTAGCTTGCGATACAGTTTCACTGTCAACAAAGTTATCAATAAAACAAGTATAATCAAGTTGCTCATCGGAGAAGCCGTTTATGCGAGTCATTTCCTCTCCATACTTCTCTTTCAGTTTATTGACCTGTTTTTCAAAATCGTTATCTAAATTGATGTCTATCTTCATTGTTTAACTCCTCTCATTAACCCACTTAACTGCTTCGCCATAATTCATAATCTGCCCATCTACCTCTAGCATAGGTAATGTATCAAAGCCCTTGGCCTCCATTATACTTTCATCAGTACAGATTGTGTGCTCAATCTTCTTGTCATTGAGCTTCTTATCAAGAATTAAACACTTGGGACAATTAATCGTATATAATACCACCATTCTTATCACTCACCTTGTCTTTCTTTTAAGCCATTTGAGAGCTTTGCGATATGGCATCTCTTTGCCATCCACCACAATTACCGGCAAAGATTTGAATCCTTTATCGACTAACTCTTCTACGTCGTTATGTGCTGTATAAGTTTCACCTGCTTCATCTAATAAATCCATTAAAGTGAAGTAGGGACTAGTTTCAATTCCATATAAATCAATCATTGTTCTACTCCCTTGTTGACAGCGGCACAACACCAGAGTATACCAGTGTCAGCCGCCGCAAGAATACCTAATATAATTAATGCAATCTTAATCATAGTCCACCTCATTAATACCCAAGAGCGTACATAATAGCTCTCTGAATTGGTTGTATGAGTCCTCGAAGCTGAACGTGTTGTCTACGCAATACACCGACAAATCGTCTATATCGCGAAACTCGTCTGCATCGGCTACTAATCGGTCG